TGACCCGGCAAGTAAACCGGAAAGACAAGCGCATTGCGTACTTGGAAGCAGAAAAAGAGGAAACCGCCGAGGTTGTCCGGGGTTTGATTACGAAAGGGAACGAACTAATAGAGGAGTTGAGCGAATGAAAATTGCATACGAAGTGACAAAAACTGGCGATATATTTGAAGATAAGGAAACGGCGGAAAAATACGCGGAAAGCTTAAGGGATCGCGGACATAAAACAGAGGTTGAGGAGGTTGTTGTATGAGCGCGGACATTCACAGGTGGAGCGATACGGAGTTGCGTAGAATTAAAAAGTGGGCAAGGTTGGCACTTAAAAAATCATTAAAGCTCCCGCCTTCATCTGTTAAGACTATCGAATCATTGATGAACATGGAAGAAAAGGCGAATTGCGCGTTAAAAGAGAGGGGGAATAGCAAAATGGATTTAGAAATGGAAAATCCACCAATGGCAGACTAAACAAGGAAATCCAACAGCTAAAGGAGGCTAAATAATGAACAACCCACACACAACAGCAATGCTAGATTGCCTACAGAAAGAGCACAGGCGGCGCGTAGACCGTAACCTATACATTCTCTGTGTAACTGTGCTGCTTTTGGCCTTTGTGTCTCTAATGGCGCATTTTATCACGTATGATATGGGAACAACACAACAGGAGGCATCAGCGCAATGAAACACACACCGGGGCCGTGGAAAATTACAACTATAGCAGACTACACTTTCATCGGGGAAGTGGATAACACTAGAGATGGGCAGGGCATCTGCGAAATGATGGGAGAATGTGAAGCCAATGCCAAACTAATCGCGGCGGCTCCTGAATTGCTTTCCGCGCTAAAACGTCTTGAGCTTGCATCCGCAATGGTTGCTCTCGTAGATAATAGCGAAGAAAACCTTGAGGCGGTAGAGCTACGGGCGGCACTTAATATGTCAATCAAAGCAATCGAAAAAGCAGAAGGAGAAAACCAATGACCACACGAACACAGAAATTTCTTGCGCTATCCCTGATTGAAGATTTAGAGGCGGCGAAAGCTCTGATCTCGGATATGGGGGTTGAACGTATTAAGATCGCGAACCAAGACCTGTTGCATGATGCAAAGGGAGGGGGTTTTAAGGGCGTACAAGGGGTCTTAGAGCGCGTTTCTGCCCTTCAGCCATACCTAGGCATGGATGTGGCACAGAAAGAGGCTGAACGGGCGTATTCGGAGGCGGTTGAGATGTTGCAAGAGGAGCTAAACCATGAACATTGAAGACAACATAGCCCAACTAGAAGCCATCTACCTGATTTCCCCTGAAAACGAGCTTGACAGCATCTTGCGCTATGGCGAATACTTCCGGCAGACCATCGAGAGGCACAGAAAAGAAGGGAAAGAGGTTACGGCAGACGTTTTAATTTGGTGCTTAGGAGAAAAACTCGGATACGACCCTAGGAGAGCAGCGACTAACCCAAGAAAAGGAGAAGAGAAATGAACGCACACCACACAGCAACAGACGCAGTAACAATCGAGATGCCGAAAACCGGACGCTTCTTCGAGAACATAGAAGAGGCATGTAAAATCCTGACGCTGGATGAAGCGCGGGAACTCGCTATCACGATTTTCGATATTTTGCACCAGACGTTTGAACAACCTCCAAGTTGCCCGGAAGAAGATGGCGGGGGGTTGCCGTTCTCGCAAGAGCAAGTTGACGCAGAGGCGGGGGAATATGAATATAAACAGGAGAAGGGGCTATGAGAGATATAAAGTTTCGCGGGAAGCGGGTTGATAATGGCGAGTGGGTTTATGGTGACCTATATCGGATAATGGGATTCGGAACAGGGCCGCATTGGCTTATCGGAACACCAGAAACAGCTGATTATAAAGACCCAGAAGTAGACCCAGAAACCGTAGGCCAATTCACCGGAAGGCAAGACGAGGTGAAGAAGTCTGACGTTTATGAAGGTGATTTAGTTGAGAGTTTTACAAATACCGGAAGAATCATTCGTGAAATTAAATACGAGGCTCACAGATCAACATTCCTGCCATTACGAAATTGGTACAAAGTAATCGGCAACATTCACGACAATAGAGATTTGGTCAATGGCTAATCCGATAAAAACATTGGAGAGAGCGGATGTTAAGCATAAATCTTAGTGGGCTGCAAAGCCTAGAAATCCCAC